ATCGGATAGCATACTTTCCCACTCTCTAGCCATAATCTAACCTCCCTTAATTCTGCCCTACGATTAGGAGCAGATAACCACCGCCGGCACTATGTCCGGCGCTGATTATTCGCCACTACTTAACGCAGCTAGTTGCTGATCCTAAGCACCACCCCGAGCCATCCCACCAGATACCGGCGGCCACTAGGTAAAGACCGGCCAGAATAGAGAGCCAAAAGAGCGCCCGCACAATAGAGCGGGTTAGATAATAGCGCCGGGATCTCATAGGCTCATCATTTCTAGGATCTCTTCAGCGTAGCGGTAGGCCGGTGATCCCTCCTCTACCTCTAGCCTTGCGCCGTCATACCAGTCTTGATAAATATAATTAACCGCTAGTAATTCACCCTCCGACACGGTCAACTCTAATTTATCTGCCGGCCCGCCACCGCTCCAAATCACCGTGAATATCTCCTTGCGATCTATACCGTAAGCCATATCTCTAATCTGGTCTATAGCGTCATCATCACCGTTATCAGCTAAGGCGTAGAGCTCCTCTAGTTGTTGCTCTCTATCCTTAAGCTCTCCGGCGATTAGATCGGCGCAGGTTTTTTTATCTAGTGCGTTATTCATAGTCTAGCTCTCTCTCTATTGTGTTAGGTGATCCCGTAGGAGGATCCCACCGCCTAGGGTAGCACACCCTAAGCGATAGGACGCCACTAGCAGGAGGCTAATTCCTCCGCCGGTATATCTGCGTTAATTGCTAGGTATTGCTCTCTAAGCTCCTCGCCTAAGTCTAGAGCGGTAGCGTGTGCGGTGTGTAGATCCTTAGAGCTATAACGTAGGCCCGGAGCGGTAGCAAGTAGCTTATTAAGATCGGCGTGTATACGGTGGCGCTCAAAATATACGCCGGCCCCGCTCTCTCTCACTACACACTCTGAAATTACGCTCCAATAATTTTTTTTAACCTTATCGTGATAGGTGGAGATCTTTATTCGGTAATTATTCTCTAGCGTGTAGGTGTCGGTTATTCTCCGGCGCTCATTACTTATTATCTGGTTATGAATCATTAAGCTACCGCCAGAATATAACCGTAACGGGCATATTCTTTAACTAGGCGCTTAACGGTGGCCGGTGTTAGATCGGCGCTTACGATTAGCTCTCCGGTGGAGCTATCTATTAGTTGAACGTATTGCTTAGATCTATTCATAATTTACCCTCCTATAGTGTGAGCTTATGCCCACAGGATCAAAATACTGTAGGAGGCTCCCCTATGCAACTTAATCCGGTGTTTATTTGGTAACGATTAGGTAACGGTTTGCTGATAGTTTGCTGAGAGTATCGGAGCGGATTAGGCCGGAGCTGCTAGGGGTTATCGGGTGGGATCGGATGAGCGGGTGGCCGGATAGATCAGCTACGGCGAGGAGATACTGAATAAAGTGTGCCGAGAATGCTGACAGCCCTCCAATCCTTACCAATACACCGCCACCGCTTACCGATCAGCAGGGGGCAGGGGGTGGGGTCTACGGTAATGATGTTCGCTCGTAACCCCCCACAGTTAAGTTTTACAAGCGGGGATACTATACTCCCCAGCTAAAAATATTTGCTAAAGTTAAACTGCCCGTAATGTCCGATTTATACCCATTTGTAAGTGAGGTTAGTCACAAACGTAAAGATTTTTTAACAAAAAACGGGAAATGAGCTAAATTTCCTGCCTTATATATAGTAGGGGAGTAAAACGGGGTGTGATGAGTTTTACGACCCGTTGGCCTCTCACGAGGCCCCTAAGGGCGAGTGCTTCCTTACCCCTCACTCGTGAGGCCGTCAGGCCGACACCATACTATGCTATGCTTCGCAGCAGGTGTAATAGATTATCTGATCCAGTATAATCATTCTAGGCCTAGTATAAAAATTAAAATTAACTTCGGCCCTTATCCACAGGTTTATCCACAGGAGAATAATGGCTGAGAACTCAGCAGATATAGCAAAAAGAATTATCCTTACCTCAGTAGCTGAAGGTATGACGGTAGAGCAGGCTTGCGCCTCCGCCGGCAAATCTATCAAGACCTATGAGTACTACCGCCGCACCGACAAGATCTTCGCAGATCGGATGGATCGCACTAGGCTAGGACTTAGAGATAAGAACTTCGCATCTAGTGATGCTCACGATCTAACCTTCGCAGAGTTTAGGCAGCGCTACCTCCATAGCAGAACCTTCCCCCATCAACAAAATCTAGTTGATGTGATCAATGGCCAGGAGCCAGGTTGGCATCACCCCTCTATGAAATATGAGAAGGGTCTAAACAACAACCGTATCCTTATCAACATTCCGCCTAACCACGCTAAGTCAATTACAATCACAGTTGACTACGTAACTTGGCTACTTTGCCAGAACCCGAATTTCCGTGTTCTGATAGTTTCACAGACCCAGCGTTTGGCTGGTGACTTTCTCTACGCCATCAAGCAACGACTGACTCACCCGATGTACGAGGACCTTCAAGCAGCTTACGCTGCTGGCGTAGGGTTCAAATCTAAGAGCGCCTCCTGGCAAGCAACCCGTGTTACCTTCGGGGATGAGCTACGGGAATCCTCTGAGAAGGATCCTAATATAGAGGCTGTCGGTATCGGTGGTCAGATCTACGGTAAACGTGCAGATATGATCATAGTAGATGATGCTGTTACCTTATCCAATGCCAATGACTTTGAACGACAGATCAAGTGGTTAACCCAAGATGTTAGATCTCGTCTTAACCCTACAGGTAAGTTAATTATTATTGGTACCCGTGTAGCCTCCGTAGATTTATATAGAGAACTTCGTAACCCTGATAGATATCCAGGTGGCCTAGTACCTTGGACCTATCTAGCAATGCCAGCGCTTTTAACTACAGATGAGAATCCCGATAAGTGGGAAACTCTTTGGCCAGCTTCAGATCAACCATTTGATGGACAGGATGAAGCAGACAAGAACGAAGATGACCTCTATCCAAGATGGTCAGGTCGCAACCTCTTTAACGAGCGACAATCAATGGATGTTTCAACTTGGGCCTTGGTCTATCAACAGCAAGATGTTTCAGATGATGCTGTTTTTGATCCTGTGTGTGTTCGTGGTTCTATTGATGGTATGCGAAAGAGTGGTGGTCTTAATGCGGGTTATCCAGGCCATCCAAAAGATACTCAAGGCTTCACTTATATTTGCGGCTTGGACCCTGCAATGGTTGGTGATACTGCTGCTATCTGTTACGCAGTTGATCGTACTACCCATAAACGTTATATTGTTGATGCTATTAAAATCTCTAGGCCGACTCCAGCGCAGATTAGACAGTTAATCTTTGACTGGACAGAGCTATACAAGCCTAGCGAATGGATCGTAGAGAAAAACGCTTTCCAATCTTTCTTAACGCAGGATGAAGGAATACGTCAACACCTTGCTACTCGTGGAGTCGTTCTAAAGGAACACCATACTGGTAGCAATAAGTGGGACTCCGGCTTCGGTGTAGCCTCTATGTCTACCCTCTTCGGTACTAAGCAGGCAGACGGTAAGCACCACAGAGATAATTTGATTCATCTACCTAGTGATCAGACTGAGAATGTGAAGGCTCTAATAGAGCAGTTAATAACTTGGTCACCAGTTACTAAGGGCAAAACCGATATGGTGATGGCCTTGTGGTTCTGCGAGATCAGGGCTAGGGAAATGATCAATTACGGACAGTATCATAGTCACCATATGAAAAATCCGTTTTTATCTAATAGCGAAAAAAGAAAACGAGTAGTAATCAATATAGACGAGATGCTGCTTCAGAAGGATAAAACGTTCATCTAATAAGGAGATAAAATGGCAAGCAAGAAAGATATGAAACCTAAGAATAAAGTAGTAAGAAGGCCAGAAGCAGGTAAGCCAAGTTCAAGAAGAAACTTGAGTGCAGGTTCTTCATCTACAAAAAAACAGTCTTTAATTCAAGATATTACAAATCGTTACCGAGTAACTGCTCGTGAGGCTCGTGATATTGTAACCGCAGTTGGAACACTTGGCCGTACTGTAGTTGATAAGAATATAGTACCAGGAGGTTCTAATAATTCTTTAGCTGGAAAAAATATAGATTCAGGTAATCAAAGCAAAAAAGCTAAAATAGAGGCAGCAACAAGAAATCTTGTAAAACAAGTAAGAGAAACTGGCAAGGCAGCAGCTACGGGTAAAAAGGGAACATCTTCCGCTAAGGTTGAAACAGACTTCCGTGATAGATACGGAAATCCAAGAGGCGGCAGATATGAACCTGCTAAGAAGCGTACTAAGTAATAATCAACTTTAGTAAGGATATAAATTGTTAACACCTAAAGAGGTAGTAGCTAAGGCTGCTCGTATACAAACTAGATACTCTGCTAGAGATCAGCGTATGCGAGATGTTCTATCGGTGCGCCAAGGTGATATATCAAAAGTATATCCATCTATGTTCTCTGAGGATTATCCAAAGCCACTAGTTGCTAACTTCGTAGATGTAGCAGCCCGTGACTTAGCAGAGGTAATGGCACCACTG